TGATGAGTGACCACGGAGAGTTACTGCGACAGTCATTTCCGCGTCGTTACGTCGCATGTTAATTGATAGATAAGTTTACGTATTCAACGCGACCTAGACAGACGGCCCAGCCATTCGGGTTCGGGTTTTTGATGTCCATGTTCAGAATCCAACACGCTTAAAGTAGTCATGATCATAATAGCAGCCCACTTGGCGGCGTACCTATTGGCGACAGGTGCAATTTTTGCCCTCACTTCTATCGCAGCTTTTGGGATAATCGAAAGACAGTCGGTCAGGGGATGGCCCGCCCTCCCTATCCTCATTCATGCTGCGATTGCTTTTGTGGCTTTTACCGGTGCAGCGATCTACGGCCTCAACAATTTACTGCTATAAATTCAACGAAATGAGGTAGGAGACATCCCGCCTTAGTATGTTAACCGCAGCGCGCTTCCATCTGATCAAGAAGCCGTAACCCCGCCCGCTGGGACTGCGCGTCGCCGTCCTCGATCAGCGCCTCTGCCAGCGCCTTGCGGGGCTGCCCGGTTGCGTCGCAGACGGCGCTATTTACCGGCGTGGTCGCGCAGCCTGCGGTCAACAACCTCATCAGAAGCGCCGTCAACGTCATTGCCTGCCGCAT